AAACTTCCACTTCGATATTCATTACTTATCTCCCTTGCGTTGACGGTCTAACGTCACATCGAATACATCAGCGAACTCGTCAATGAACCTACGCATCGCCGCTTCACCATCCAGCAGTGGCGTTGTGATGGGTCCACAGTCAGCACAGTACGTGTCATCAATCCAGCAAATATGATCCACAGTTTCCATCTGTCACTCACCATCCATTCTGTAGTAATCCGGCATAGCCTCAGGTGATCCGACCCACTCAACCACCGGGGATACCGTGAATATCTCCGGTGCGTTGGCAAGGTTCGTCACCTGCACATGCTGGTCAGGTGACCAGCCCTGAGCTTCTAGGTCGTCCAACATGGCACGCAGGGTGCCTAGCGTTGGCCTGGTAATCCATGCTCCCATCTTTCTATCCTCTCTCTGTTTAGTTCGGGTACGTCCCGACACTCTCAATGTAGCACACACCAATGAACACAAGCAACACAAACATGGTCAACACAAACTTCCCACGATCAGTCAACCTCACCGCTACTCACCATCCTCTCCAATATCGCACACGTCACACACGAATCATCACGCGGATCATCCAACGCACCCTCGCATTCGATACATGCGGGTAATGGTAGGTCCCACACGCTCGGGGCATTGTTATTCATAGTATTCCTCCACTCTGCCTGGCATGAACCATTCTGCTTGTGGCACTAGCGTACCGCATTCCTCGCACACTGTAGCGTCACGCACCAACGTCTCACCACACTCGTGGCATGGTGTCTGTTGGCGTTGCTCATGGTCCCAATCATCAGCCCACGTACCCATCACGCACCAACCGTTTCTATCTCGCACCTACCCTAGGTGCATGGCCCGTAGCGTACCATGACGGCACGCTACGCACCATGAAACTAGGCTAGATATCCTCGCACTCATGCGTTAGTTCACACACACACTCCCAATACCCCCACAAATACCCACAAGCGTCACACGTCGCCACTAGATTTCCTGCCATGCGGCTATTGTAGACACGCACGCCGTCAGGGAGCGTGCATTCTGCACATTCATCCACCGTAATCATGCCGTCACCACCACATAGTCATAACGATGCCCCGCGTAGCGCGTATCGCACCCATCACACACGCGCCCGAAATAAGACTCCACACTAGGGCTATCGCACCCACGACAGTCATAGCCATGCTCACACGGCAGGCTACCGATTAGGTAGCCCTCTAGTTTCGATAATGGGGTCGCGTCACTATCGGGTAGCGCCTCACCATAAGCGTCGGACCATATGCAAGACTCACACAAACTAACCGTAATCATGCCGTCATCCTCTCTCTGTCTATCTGCCCCCATTGTAGGGACATGACGACACCCTAGCGGACTAGGGTGCCACCATGCACCGACACTAGGACACAAGCACATCCCGAAAGTAATCAAACACAGGCCCCGAAAGTGGCGCATTAGGGACATGCACACTCACCATGTCGGACCACCACGCACACTCCACTAGGGCATGGTCACCGTCGAAAGTGATCCACGCATTAGGACCACCGAACGCAACAAGCAGACGCACCCGGCGTAGTTCACGGTCCGCACCGTAGGTAGTTTCATAGTCGAGGACACCCTCTAGCCACTCCCACACGTCCCCTGTCGTGTCCACCCGCAGGCTATCCGCCAGACTCTCCGCATACTCACGCGCTGACTCTGTAGACATTCTCTCTGTCCTCTCTGTATTGGGAACCTAGGCTAGGCACCCTGCCCCACCCTCAGAGCATAGCACCCTGAGGGCGAGACTAGGCAACTAGGCGGAATCCGTGCCCGTGAGCCACTGCAGGGCATCCCGCATGGAATCCCACCGGAGCATGAATCCATCCTCGCGGAGGACGACGCTAGGCTCTGTCATGCTTCCATCCTTCCTATCTGTAGTGAGGCTAGGTGCCCCGCCCCACCCACGGCACACGGTCCGTGGGCGAGACTAGGTGCCTAGGCCGGGGTAATCCCCGTGATCACCCGACGATCAATACCCTCATACGTAGCCTGGGCCTGCAGGGCCATCCCAGCGTCAAAACGGGACGCGGCTTGCACCGTCGCCTCACCCGGAAACTCCCGGTCATCAATGTAGGTCACATGATAGGTGTTCACGATCGAACCTCTCTCTCTGTCTCGTGACCTCTCCGGCCACACACCCATCATGGCAGACTCATGCCACCCTGTCAACAGACAAAACGGACAACCTCGTGTGATCTACCCCCCACCCACACACCCCTGCCTAGTCTGCCCCCGGCCATATTCCCTTATTTGTTTTCTGTTTGAACAAAATGGGTGGGTACCCCCCGGGGTGTGGTGGTAGGATGTGGATAACTTGTGGATATCTTGTGGAAAACCTGTGGATAACGTGTGTAAACTTGACCCCTCCTTTTTAACTTTTGACGTTTATCTTACTATATATATACCCTTTTTGGTTGTGTGTGATATTGTGATTCTTTGGTTGAGGGTTGTCCGTTTTTGTCCTGGTTTGTTGTGGTTTAATTGTAACGATTTGGTGAACTTTCTGATTTTGGTGTCCGAAAAGTCAAAGAAAACGAGGATATATATAGTAGGGGGTTCTTCACAGCCTACGAACCCCCACCCTTAACGCCCCGGCCCATGAAGGCCGGGGCTTACCGTATGGTTATCCTATAGCCACTATCACGGTAGCCGTGGCTATTACGGGGTGGGGGGTCGTCGGGACCTCCCCTCATGGTACGGTCCCTCCTCCCCCTCTACTACCTCGGCCTCTTCCTGCGGTTGGCCTCGGTATTAACCCCGTGGCTTTTTCTCTGATTGGTGGTGCCGTGGCTGCTAGGGCTGGCCGTAAGCCGAAGCAAGACATTGACGCGGTGAAGCAGGAGTTTCTGCGCCGCTTCCAGCAGGGCATGAACATCAACCAGGCCCTAGAGGTCGTGGGTAGGAATCGTTCCACGTATGAGCGGTGGCGTCGGGATGACCCCGACTTCCTAACCTCCGTGGAGCGTATCCGCTCGTTTGAGAAGTTGAGTGGCCCGCGTGAGCGGGAGTGGATGCCGTTCCCTGAGTTCTCGGAACGGTTCCTGGGGGCCCGAGTGTTTCCGCACATGTTGAATGTGGTGGACCTTCTGGAGGGCCGTGAGCCGTCCTGGTCGCACCCGTCGATGGTGTTTGAGCAGGGTGAGCGTGACCTGGTCATGGTGAACATGCCCCCCGAGCATTCTAAGACGACCAGTATCACGATCAACTATGTGACGTACCGTATCTGTATGGACCCGAATATCCGGGTGATCGTGGTGTCTAAGACGGCTGAGATGGCGAAGAAGATGCTGTACGCCATCAAGACCAGGCTGACTCATCCTAAGTTTGATGACATGATCACGGCCTACGCCCCGGCTGGTGGGTTCGATAAGAACGCTGAGGCGTGGAATCAGAACATGATCTACGTCTCGGATGACGCTAGGGATTCGGGTGAGAAGGACCCTACGGTTCAGGCTCTGGGTATCCGTGGGCACATTTACGGTGCCCGCGCCGACCTGATCATCCTGGACGACACGGTGGACTTGACGAACGCCCACGAGTACGAGAAGCAGATTGACTGGCTGCAGTCTGAGGTTATCTCCCGCGTGTCCGCTAATGGTTCTATGCTGGTGGTGGGCACCCGGCTGGCGTCCAAGGATTTGTATTCGGAACTGCGTGACCCGCACAGGTATCCTGATGAGGTGTCACCGTGGTCATACCTGTCGATGCCCGCTGTGCTGGAGTTCCATGAGGAACCTAAGGACTGGGTGACGTTGTGGCCCAGGTCGAATCAGCCTGAGGCTGGTGTCCGCGACCAGGAACCAGACAGTGATGGTTTGTTCCCGAAGTGGGATGGCACTAGGCTTTCGCAGAAGCGTAGGCGTGTGTCGCCTCGCGCGTGGGCGATGGTGTACCAGCAGCAGCAAGTCGCCGACGACGCCGTGTTTCACCCCGAGGCTGTCCGTACGGCCATTAACGGTAACAGGATGACTGGACCGATACCTAAGGGCATGGTGAACTGCCGCCCCGCTGGCATGGATGGTTTGATTATTCTCGCGGGACTTGACCCGGCAACCTCAGGCCACACCGCTGCCGTGGTAATGGGTTTGGATATTCAGAACCAGAAACGCTACATCCTGGACGTGTACAATAAAGCCAGT